CTGAACCATATTCTTATATGGTATCTGATAGAGAGAAGACTTATCTTCATGGTCACCAGGTAAGAAACCAATCTCCCTAGTTGCTACCAGTGATCGTACAATATAGATCTTTTCGTATGGGGTATCCTCTCCCAAGACATCTTTAAGTGCCTTATAGAGTGCGACAAAGGTCTTACCTGTACCTGCTACACCATAAGCATAGATCATCTTATCTGCATCCCATGCATCAAACATCACCTTCTGATTATCAGTCAGTGGTTCAATTGGAAGCATGTACTGTTCACTGATAGGTTTACGACGCTTGCGTTGCTTCGCAGTCATCCCCTGACCAGCGGATTTAGTTGTCTTCTTTCTAGGCATGTTAGTTGTACTTTTGTGAGATACTATTGTTGGTTGGTGCTTTAGGAACAACTTTGTTCTTTATAATGTCATGGAAACCAGGATGAGTTTTCCTCATCTTGTCTCTCCACTCACCAACTTCTCCAGATGAAGGACAAGTAGAAGGATCACTCCAATCTCTTTTCCAATCAGGATTATCATTAGACCATTGATTCCATTCGGTCATGGTCATGCGAACCTCTTTTTGTTCGCCAGTTACTTTATTAATTACTGGATACGTTGGCATTTTTTTAATTAATTCCGAAAGGGGCAAGTTTATCCTCAACCTTTTGCTTAAGAGCAATAGCAGCAAGTGCTTCCATTACTTTCAGCACTGCTTCAGGTCTAGGTGGTTCACCATACTTGGACTCCTCACTTAGATTTTGTGAGATGTACTCATACTTAGGCCAGAACTCTTCACCTGCTTTTTTATAATCATCTAATGTAAGTTTCTTCATTGCCAATCAAGTGCCTCCGCACAAATAGGGAACTGTTTAATGAACACATTCCTGACATCATTAGCGATGTCCATGTGTTCTTTCTGTGTACCATTAGCAGATCGTAAATCAATGTAATGAATCCATGAACGAACTGATCCAGTCATGTATAATCTTGTGGGTGTAGCAAGAGGTAATACAAATCTTGCACACTCTTTTGCTATGCCTAGATCAAGCATCTCTTTATACAATTTCATCCCATCAGCAAAGTGTCTTTGAATTTTAATCTCAAAGTCTTGTTGAGTTATTGGATCTAAATCATCAGTAGAGTTCTGTCTGTTCTTTGTATCTTGACGTCGTAATTCTGGCAGAGGAATAGTATCTCCCAATAAACTACTGTCAGCATATCTTTGAGAGAACTCTTGATATGTAAATGATCTGTGTCTCAGTATCTGAGCAGCAAGACCACGTGTAGTTGCAATTTCCACAGTCATATGTGCCTGTTCAAATACAGACCAATGATTATGTTTGATGCAATACTTCAGAAGACCAGAGACCTTAGGATTGTCTTGGTTGTTCGGGTTGCTGACTCTCGCCACGTAACCCATTGTCTTCTCCGCTTCTGGTGTCACTGACACTAGTTGCACTGGTGGACGTTGCTTCATTCTTAAATCCTTTGCTTTTCATTGCACGTTTATTTTTGAGACCTGCCTTTGCAGCACGAAGAGACATCTTCATGTAACGGATCTCTTCATCATTATACAGCATTGGGTTCTTCTTGGCAAGCTTTAATGCTTGTTTCGATAATTTAATTGTTTCTTTAAATCTCATATGTTCTGTTCTTGTAATATGCTGAGTAATATTTTACAATGCCTGACGCATTGACATTGCCTTTTGATACCCAGTCTTCTACACACTCGTATATACTACGATTTGAATGCTCGCTACCACCAAACTCATTCATTAAAACTTTTAATGCATATGATCTGATATGCATATGCTTATCATCGTACTGATCAGTCTGGGTATCCATTGTCCTCTCTTCCTTATATTTATGGGAACTTGAAATTATCATACCATAAAAAAAGAGGGTGTCAACCCCCTTCAAACTTCTCATATACCAATTTATTTTTTTGATTAGAATATATCTTTACAAGTATATACTCCTTTATCTCATCATAATTAATAACATAGTATTGAGATGATGTCACTCCTGAATTCAACAACTTCATTATCCTATGCCTACCATCAATCATTCTATACTTACTATCATATGGATTGGGAGCATTTTCTAAAACAATTCCTGGATATGATAGATCAATATCTTTATAGAAACTTCCGTTACAACAGTAGCAATAGTCTCCAGTATAATGAGGAAAGAAATGCTTTCCTTTCCAAGCAATGTCACAAAGATCTATCGTTTTTAATCTAGAATCTACTAGTAAGTGAAGGATATCTTGTATAAAAATTTTAGAAATAAAACCAAACTTACCATCAGACCTTGGGAACTCCCAATTACCTTCGACTTTATCACACTTTGCTACATGAGCATGACCTTTATACCATTTCATAAAAATAAAACTTTGATTATATTATACCATAAAAAAAGAGGGGGTCAACCCCCTCTATAATTATTCTAGAATTTCTCTACATATTCGTTTGCATTCGTTTTGTTGTGTAGTACATTCTATTAAACACTCGTAGTAATCATCTAACATGTCATCGTGAGACTGATAATGATTACGCTGCCAGCCATTTAATTGACTGCTTGACATTAGATTGTGCATGTTCCTCCATTGAATTACCTCATAACAAGAGGAGGTTTAATTCATCGTGTTGACCTCTAAATTCTACCACTATTTACTATAGTAATATTGAAATGAAGTAAAATTGAAACGAATATTATTGCCTACGTATTTCTACCCATTAAAAAGCAGGGTTTCCCCTGCTTTTGGTTTAAGTAAGTGACTAAGCAGCAGTTAATTCTTTTTCAGACTTAACACCACGGTAGGTTAATTTAACCATCTGTGATTTTGCTTGCTTGTTGTCGTTGGTGTCGTACTTAACACCACGATATGTGACTTGTGCCATCGGTTTTCTCCTGTAGGATGAGGTTGTTTAGACCGTTCCTTCAGTCGGCATTTGCGTCCCCGTCGAAGGGGGATGAACGAACCCGTTCCGTGTCGGCTTACTTGCGTCTCTTGTGAGATGAACGTGTAGGTATGTTAGCATACCAATACTATTTATGTCAAGCTTTTGTATTTCCTTATACCGTTTAGCAACTTGCTAGATAAAATGCTTCTCCTCTTGCCTTACATACTCTCTTTACCTCAGCATCATATTTTGCTATCGGTTCTTCTGTGATTAAATTCTTTGCAAAATCAAATGCTTCTTTGTAACGACCAAACTTATAGACATCATCATAAGTCTTTGCCGATACAAGAACGCCATCACTTCTCCACAGTTTCATTGTGTACCAAACAGTTGGTTCTGACATCTTACGATAGAAAATTGCCCATTGTCCTAGTTGTTCTGCACTCATTTCTTTTTCTGTGGAGGTTTAGTAGGTTTCTTAAGAGCTTGCTTTGATTGTTTCCACAGGTTTGGGTTGACTCTACCCTCTGTCTGTGTCATGGTCTTAAAATCTTTGCTATATTTATCCCAATATTCATCAAATATATCTACTTGACCAAGACCAGAAGCAATATCAAACTTAGATTTACCATCCACATTGTATTCAATGAGGAAAGTATTGTATGGAAGACCTCTATCTTCTGCTAATTTTGGGTCGCAGTCTTGATGAATAACGTTACATCCTTTACCCATTATGAACGTCCTCCCCACTGAATTTGTGGGAATGCTTCTTCAACACACTGTCTAGTAATCTTCCAGCGTTTGCCAAGCTTTCTATCCTTCATTAGAATTAGAACATCTGATTCTCCTTGGTGTAGACCCTCTAACAATTGAATGAATAGAGATTCTCTGCGAGTTTGAGAAATAGTTGCTCCACCCTTAAAGAAAAGATAGAGTTTGCGGTACTCATGTACTAGTTTAGTATGCTCTGTTTCTTCAGGAGCATCGTTCTTCTTATAAGGCACTTCACCTTCTGGTAGCATTGATATAATGCTTTCATCGAAATTAGCAATTAGAATTTGTCTAAGTGCTGGTGTATTATGTGCCTCTAGAAGTTTGATCTTCTGTGCTTTAGTCTTAGCATTGCTAACCTTTTGCAGCACTTCATGTAATAATAATTGCATAACCTAATTGATGTCGTAAGTATATTTATTCCTCCTCAATTTCGTCCTCATTTAAGAAGCGAACCGAGAGAAGTTCTTGGTTGATCCAGTTTCCCGTTCTATCATACATTTCTGGATGAAAATTTTCCTCCTGTTGTGTATTGTATATGTGTTCTTGTTTTACTTCTGCAGCTACCCATCCAAATAATACTCCAATTGCTAAGAATATAAAGGATGTAGTTACTGAGATAAAGATCATCATCGTTTCAGTCATTGTTCAACTCCGAACTTATGTTTCTTTGTCCCACAAAAATTCAAAGTTGAAGTACACTCTTCTCTTTTGTAGGGTAAATAATTTGGTAATCGTAAAACCATTTTTAGGTTTTGGATTTTGTTTGTCCTTCGGTATCGCCCCCCTAAGCATAAGCTCTATACCTTTATTTATTTTAAGTTCTTTCATTTTTTTCTAGAGGAAACCAAACCTTTATCTTTGAGAAATTTAGCAGTCTCTACAATACCACCAATTCTATTGCCATCAATGACAACATAGGGGTATGATTGGACGTCAGGATAATCTTTTTTAAATTGTTTCCAATTCTCTAAGAACAATGGATCCGCATCGTGACACTCTATTAATTCATATTCTAGATTGGCACGTTTGAATAGTTCTTTTAACTGAACACAATAAAAACATCCTGATGTTGTATACGCAGTGATCTTCATGAATTTAATACGATATTGAATGAAACAGAGATTCTATCCTCATCTGAATTGTTAGGTTTTACATAATGAGGAACATGTGCAGGAAATATAACTACCTTACCTTCTACTGGTTCAAATTCATATTCGGTAGGGACAATACCAAACATATTATGTGCTGATGGATCAACCATCACCAAATGACCACAGTCTTCAGGTGCTTTAATCCACATAACTCCAGAGTAAATGGAGTGTGGATGTGTATGTATCATATTCAAAGCATCAGTTCCATTTATATTAAACCACACATTATAGAGTTCTAACTCAGGTCTAGTATGATTAAATTCCTCAATGTCCTTTGAGATTTTTTGTAAATATGGTTCTAATGTATTCCACATTAAATCCCTGAATGGTTTGAAACTCCGCTCACGATACATGAAAGAGTTTGATTGCCAACCACCTATGTTACTTGCTGAACTAGATTCATTCTTACTAGAGAAGTTGTAGAGATAATCTACTAAGTCTTCCTTGTAATCCTTCAGCATAGGAGCACCACCTATGAGTAACCTAGAAGGAAATATTTCTAATGCTTCCATAAAAAATAGGGTGTTAACCCCATTAGTATACCATAGTCAAAGAATTTTGGCAACCTATCCGTGATGCACCAAAAAATTCTTGTTGATAACATCAATACGTTCTTGTGCTTTTGCAATTATATCAAGTTGATCTTGGATAGAACCAAGAACATCTGAATGCTCACCTATACCTACAGGATTGTGTAAGTAAATTTCAACATTTGCTTTTGCTTTGCTGATCTCACCTTTTGATTGCTCAAGCAAAGATTCTATAGTTAGTTCTCTTAAGTTACAGGACATAATGATACGTGTGAATGTACTATTTATTATACAATACACTCGTCTTTTTGGCAAAAAAATTGGCGGAGAATTTTTTCCCCCGCCAATGAATTTACTTTGTAATTTTAGATTATGCTAGGACTGGTCCTAGTCCGATACCCACTGCAATAAAGAATATAAATTCAAATATTGATAGGTATCCTCCATATTTTACTAGAAATTGAGTCATTTGTGCTTGTGCTCCTCAGCGTGTGTTTATAGTGCGTTACCACGAGGTAATACTTCCTCTGGGAACACGAAGTTCTCATGAGGTTGGTCAACAGATGACATCCATGCTCTCATACCTTCATTAAGAAGAATGTTCTTAGTGTAAAAGGTTTCAAACTCAGGGTCTTCTGCTGCTCTTATCTCTTGAGATACAAAATCGTATGCTCTTAAGTTAAGTGCTAGACCTACTATACCAATTGATGATGCCCACATACCTGCGACAGGTACGAATAGCATAAAGAAGTGAATGAATCTCTTGTTAGAGAATCCAATACCAAAAATCTGTGACCAGAATCTATTGGCAGTAATGAAAGAGTATGTCTCTTCCTGTTGTACTGGATCAAATGCACGGAATGTTGTGCTTTGAACTTTGTTATCTGAATAAACAGATGTATCTTCATACAAAGTGTTCTGTACTGTTGCACCATGAATGGCACAGAGTAATGCTCCACCTAGTATACCTGCTACACCCATCATATGAAATGGATTTAGAGTTATGTTGTGGAAACCTTGAATGAATAAGATGTATCTAAAGATTGCTGCTACTCCAAATGAAGGAGCAAAGAAGAATGAATGCTGACCTAAAGGATAGATCAAGAATACACTCACGAATACAGCAATAACAGCAGAGAATGCTAGAGCATTGTAAGGTCTGATCCCTACAAGTCTTGCTATCTCAAACTGACGAAGCATGAATCCTATGAGACCAAATACACCATGCAATGCAATGAAATTCCATAGTCCACCTAATTGAAACCAACGCACAAGATCTCCCTGTGCTTCTGGTCCCCAAAGGAATAGAAGACTATGACCCATAGCATCACCAGGTGTGGAGACTGCTGCGGTTAAAAAGTTTGCTCCTTCAAGATATGAAGATGCAATACCATGTGTGTACCAACTAGTAACGAATGTGGTTCCAACGAACCATCCACCTATTGCAAGATATGCACATGGTAAAAGGAGTAGTCCTGACCACCCGATGAATACAAATCGATCTCTCTTTAACCAATCATCGAGGTCATCAAACCATCCTCTTTGGGATTGTTGTAGTGTTGAAGCTACCATAAATTTTTCCTATTAAAAAGGGGTCATTAAGACCCCCTGTTTACGATTATGGGTTAAGTTATTAACCGATAGAAGGTGCAACTAATGCAACTTGTGATGTCTCAGCAGATGCTAAGTCAAGAGGGAAGTTGTGTGCATTTCTTTCGTGCATTACTTCCATACCAAGGTTTGCTCTGTTAAGAACGTCACCCCAAGTAGGAACAACCTTACCAGATGCATCAACAACCGACTGGTTGAAGTTGAATCCGTTCAAGTTGAATGCCATTGTGCAGATACCCATAGAGGTTAACCATACACAAATAACAGGCCAAGATGCAAGGAAGAAGTGTAAACTTCTTGAGTTGTTGAATGATGCATACTGGAAGATTAATCTACCGAAGTATCCATGTGCAGCAACGATGTTATATGTTTC